TGCCTCAGTCATAGTCTCCTTGACGGACGTCATGAGACTGGAGGCGGCAGCCTTAACGGCAGGCTCCTCCTTGAGGAGTACAGCCCCTAGGCCGATAGCTCCAACCGTAGCGCCTGCCATTACAGCACCGCTCATTGCCGACAGTAGGACAACACCTAGAGACGCACCAACAGGAGCCAGCATAGGCGCACTCTTGGCGAGCCCAAAGGCAAATTGTTCTCCTCCGTCAGCACCTAGCTTGGCAAATGTCTTTTTCCAACCACCACTATCAGACTTAGTCTTCTCTTGTGCCTTCTTGCTACCCTTTTCTACCTCTTCACCAAGGCCCTTAGAGAATTCCTCGCCTGCCTTCTTTCCTGATTTGCCAAGTGTATCCTGAATATCCTTGCCAGTAGAACGAGCCTTAGCGCGCGCTTTATCAAAGCCAGGACCGGTAGCATCCCGATCCCTGACGACGATCTCAACCTCATTCGCCATCTGGCTCACCCAATCTTGCTATAGCTAGATACTTCATTAACTCGGCATCTTCATCATCTAATGCTGATGGTAGACAATGAAATCTGTTACAGATATTCAGAATATATTCAGCCTCTACCAATTCTGCTGGCTTAGTTACAGGCTCTCCATAGGCATTGACTCCTCCATTAGATTGTCTCCATTGCTCGATTCTTTTCCCAAATCCAGCTTGATACCGACGATAGCCCGTCGCCAGGCACGAAGAATATCGCCAGCAAAATCAAAACCAAGTTCAACTAGGGAATCACGTACAATTGGCATTACGATACCATTATCGTCTAGAACATTCCAGCTAACCATCCTGTCAGCCATAAGATCAATTAGCTGAGCATTCGTTAGCGTCCCGGCGTCTAGAGAAATCTGCTCCTTGACGGAAACAGAGCGCATCTTGACCTCAAGCCCCTCAAGCTCAGGATCATCAAATTCTAGATCTAAAATCCTAAAGGGCTTAGGCCTATAACCCATTACGCCCAAGTTGGCACACCACCACTAGCATTGGCACCGGGTGCAGTAAATGTAAGCGAGCCATCCTGCGCACGGTTAAGCGAGTAATCGGAATACTTAATTTCAGGAGCGAGCGTCTTTCCAGAGATCGTCATCGTGGTGGTTCTGGCAACATCCGTACTGGACACCGTAGAGAAAACCTCATGAGACATGTCATCAGTAATATTGAAAACACCATTGACGGTAAGCGAGCAATCGGCCAGCAACAGCAGCCGCTCGATAGCTGACTTATCGATACCAGTAACGTCCTGGACTCCGCGCGGAGTGCTAATCTGCGCAGATGTAATATCGTTAACAATTGTCTTGACAGCACCTAGAGCGTCATCAACGCTAAAGGCCGTCCACCCCATACCTGACTGCTTAGCCATGATTACCCTTTCTCGAAACGTGTTGCTAGGCGATCCTGATGGTTTGAAAAGCTATCTACCCAATCAATACTATTGAGCTTTACGGGGTCAGTCTGTCTTGGATTACCCCTCCAGTCTCCATCCTTGACTACATAAATAGCCTCTCTGTCAGTCTTGACATTATGAACACCAAAGCATTTCTGCCCTGGCTTAAATAGAAATTCAGTCAAGCCAGTCGGTTGACAAGACTCAGTAAACGCCCTGCCACTCTTGGTCCTGATGTATCCAGCTTGACGCTTGCCAAGATCAGTACTCTCGTCAACTACAGTTCGCCACCCTGCAAGATAATGAATACAGTCGACCTCATGGCAGGATGCTTTACGAAAATGCGTCGACAGTGGAGTGTGGACACTAAATGTCTTCATTGCCGATGGTGGCAATAGCGGCTCAAGCCTAAATGGTTCTATCATCAGAACCTCGGAGTCAATACATTACGGACGATGCTGACAGCAAATGTCATAGACGTAAATCCCGCTGCCGTTGTGGTCGTCACCTTGAGATAGCGCTCGACAGTAAGATCTACGGCGGTAGCAATACGCTGCGAGTAAGGTGCTGCCGTTACTGCTGTAAACGCTCCACCAACCACATTGGCGTAACCATCGCCAGCATTATCCGACGATTCCTGGATGGTGATTGTAGCGTCAGTTCCGGTAAAGGTGAACACATGCAGGTAGGCTTGCAGACCAAAATCAGTCGGCAGCGTATGGTCTACGGCTGTACCCGCGGTTGCCTCAGCGTCAGTGCGAACCCCAGCAGTATGGAGCCTGCCCCATTCAGCACCGTAACCATTGGCAAGTTTGCTGACATTGAATGTTAATGCTCCTGATCCAGGACTAGGATCATAGCCAATCTGCTTGCCAACCATGGAAAGTGCGGCATTGCCAATTGTTGTTCCGCGCGCATAGGTGGCAATGATATCCGTTGTTGGCAGTGCTGACAGGACTGGATGAGCCTTACCGGCAGCAGTATCAAAGTATGAGGTAAAGTCAATCGCACCATCGCGACGACCAGCAAGTCTATCAATACCAGACTGAGTAATATCAGTCACGTCAAGCAATTCCACTGGAGTGGAAAGTCTGCTCAGTGAACCAATATCACCACTTAGATTATATCCACCGACATAGAAGTTATCACCCATGCCTGCCGTTTTAGCCATTATGCCACCTGCGTCCAGTTATCATTAATAATCAATGGAATAACAACTAAAAACGTTCTGTAGGCAATTCTATCCTGAGTCAGATAGCCAGCCCTGGCCGATAGTGGGGTACCGTGTGCGCCAAGAAGGTCAATCATTCGGAGATTAACATTACCACCTAGCTCAAAATCTCCACTGAACAGATTGAAGACGCTGTCAAGCGTCATCAATAGATTTTCATCAATGTCGTCTTGAGGTTCTGACAGCATCGGAATCATCAGCCTGGCATTGAATTCAACCCTAATGGTTGTCGATGCCAGGCCGGACGCCTTGACAGGATCAACGCCCTGGACCCATACACTAGCCGTGACTCCTCGACCCGGCGCATTCTTTGGCTCATGCTTATTGACTCGTTCAAACCAACCTGAGCTAGCGAGAATAGATACGATTTGATCAGTCAATCCCCTTGCGTCCATCAGTTCATCCTTCCGATGTAACGTGCGAGAACGGACTTAAGGAAAGTATCTAAAAGACTTTCAACCTTTTGCGTAGCCCTACGGAAAGAATGATAACCCTTGAATCGTGTTGTCAGATTACGCTGAGACGTTCCCTCAAGCCATGGGCCGTAAATAATATCCCTATCATGGACAACATCAGCATTTGCGAAGGTCTGATGAATGATTTGAGTTTCGTAATACGGAGTAGGGAATTTAATATCCGCATTAAGGATTTGATGAACCTCAGCTAGAGCCTGATCAGCAACTTGCTTCCTGGCATCCAGCAAGAAATCCTTAACAGCATCATCCGCTCTGCCATCAAACCATGGACCGCCGAAGGTTACGGTAGACTCAATCATTACACCGCTCCCGACAAAAACCTTCGACCGTATCCAGCACGGACCGAAGTCCTCAGTCCTTCAATTCCCGCCTTGCCAGTAAGAATACGCATAGCCTCGCTACTGGCCTCACGCGCGTATCCCGATAGTTCATTCCCTAGCGTGTTGATGGTCTCGGCCAGGCACAACGTACGCACCGGGCCAGGATAGACCTGCCTGACGATGGCCGTCGCCGTATCGTGTACTGCTGCGGTTGAGCCCGTAGAGCCACGCTCAACCGTCAACGTGCGAGGGGAGTAGATATCACTGGGGTTCGTTGCGTGAGCGGCGAGAGTGCTGCCGTCCCACATACGCTTGACAGTAACGGTATTACCACTAATACTAACGACGAGCATCTGCTCAGAATCAATGGTGATTGTTTCGCCAGCAACAAGTAGCGCACCATTGGATACGGTAATCGTTACATCAGCCATGGATGCAGTCATGGTATCGGTCATATTGCATGTCGTATCCAGGAGTGACTTACCAGTAACAATCATACGCTCTGTACCAACAGTAATCATGTCACCAATTCCAATGATCCCGGAATCAGTAACATCTACGCCAGTCTCGCTAGCGTCAAGCGCCTCAGCGAGAGTGCCAGCAGGAGTAGTGTTATTGTCGTATCCAAATACACCAACAACAGACACATTCCTTTGGTGCGTGTCACCAACCTCAAATGAGGCATTAGACGCTAGGTCAATCTCGATGCGATTGTATGGTGGACCACTATTGACAGGCTCAAGGAAGTAATCTGCTGCCGCAATCGCCGTTCCACCTGACGTCAGGGTGGTAACGCTAATCAATTCATTTCTGTCAAGCCACAAACGCCACGACGTAGGGCTACGCATGTCCGGCAAGGGAAAGTAACGAGTAGCAGTAGAGGGATAAAACACTCTACGCATAGCAGTATCGACCGCGCGAGAGCTAGCCTCAATCGTGCGATCGATCTGATTATTTCTACGCGCTGTTTCCTTAAAGTCAAGGGCTTCCTTGACTTCCTCGCGCGTTGTGTACCAAGGAAGGATGCCCATCCCTGACTCGCTTTCTGTCCTAGGGGAATGCTCCCCGGATAGGCTGATATATTATTCAGTTAAAATCAAAATTGATTTGGTCGCCATCCGTCAAATCGACAGAAGAGCTGTCCGTCGGGTCCTGTTTCGAGGATTGTTCCGTCATTGGGGCAGGCGACGGGGTCTCTGAGCGCGTCTTCCTCCTGGATTTGCTTGGCCTCTTGATAGATGGAGAGGAGTTGCTCCCATCCCATGGCTTAGGCTCCTCTACCTTTTTAGGCTTTGCAATATTTGGCAGCTCAGAGCCACCGTAATATGTAATCTTCTGAGGTTTCATATTTCCTCCCTGATGGCTCAGCACCCGGACGGGCCGAGTGAGGGTAAGCCCGTCCGGACGCTCAACTATCAGGCAGACGCGGTAACTGTTGCGCCATTAGTCAGGGCAACATAGGTGCAATACCACTGGATAGCACCATCGGCAGTTGCCTCTGTAGCGACCGACTCAATCTCGCCAGTAGTAGCAACGAACCTCAGAGGCTCACCGCAACCCTTAACAAGGGATGGCGTATTAGTTGTGCCATCCTGGTCAAAGTTTGCACAGATAACCGTGCCAGCCTCAGTGTTTGTAGTGCCGAGGTCGGTAGCGGTAGCGATAACCACCGTGTCACCGGTAGTCGGGTCAGTCTGAACGTTAATACTATTGGCGCCCGCCATTGTGGTTGTAGTGACGCCCCACATAGCGGTAACGAGAACCTGACCGCCCGCAACAGTAAACACCTGATGAGTAGCAGCACCGGCAATAGTCTGGAGCTTGCCGGTAACTAGCTCACCAAGAATTACCTTACGAACGGAGGACTGATCAACCATGCTCGTCATTGATTATTCCTCCAATCAGGCGTTTGCGACGTTCGGACGCAGAAGGTTAGGCAGATTAGCCGGTGTCCTCTGGACGTTAAGGCCAACCTTGAGATAGATAAAAGCTGCAAGCTGAGCGTTGTTGCTCAGGTCAGCCTGATTCACGCTGATGTGAGTGTATCCGGCCGCAAGGTCAGAAGCGCGAACATGAATCACGTAAATCTTCTGCTTCTGAGCATCATCGGCAACGGCCGTCATAATTGCAGCGGCAGTCTGAGTAGTCTTTGCCCAAATCTCATCGTTGTCTAGAAGAGTTTCAGCCTTACGATAAATCGTGTCGATAGTCGCAAGGTCAGCAGTAATGCCACCAGTATAAGCGGTGTGCTGTTGGAGCGAGGGGACAGGGTCGTCACCATCGGTACCGGCGCCATAAATAAGCACAATGTCAATACCGGAACAGTCGTGCATGCTAATGCGCTTGCCCGTTGCACCAGCAGTAGAAAGGTCTACCGGCGCAAGCGCTAGGCCGATATCGTAATCCTTACCCAAACCAAGCATTTACTTGCCTCTCCTTGAGGGGTATTAATGCCTTTCCGGATTTAGTAGGGGGTGGGGGGTTTATTGCCCGCCCCCTACCGGCTATACCTTACGCGCGGGTCGCAAGGGTGACATAAGCGCTCAGCGTATTAGTGCTAGCATTTGCCGGAGTAATATCCGACAGGAGCCAGGGTTGACCGTCAACCCTCTGGACAATACGGAAAGCGGTAACATCAGACGAGAACTTAAAGTGTGGCGAGGAAGTGGCAGACATAGCCTGCCGGTCACCAACAAGGTAGAACGCCGGGTCGACGAAAGCAATATCCGTCTTGGTACCCAGTGTCGCACACTTCTCAGTGACAATAACCGGACGACCGAGGATCGTGGCAGGCGGACCGGCGATCCCGTTGTTGAGCCAGACCGGACCGCCACCCGTACCGACCGAGAGTGCCATCGTGGCAAGCTCAGGGAACGTGTCTGGAGCACAGAGCCAGACAGCCCGATTGAGAGACTGAGGCAGCATACGGGAATACATCTTGACAATGTTTTCCCAAACAATGGACGTAGCGGGCTGATTAGTTTCCTTGGCAACCTCAACGAGAGCGCCATTGGCATCGGCCAGCATGCCAAGAGGCTCACCAACGCCAGTACCATTCAGATAAGCGTCATCCTCGTAGAAGCCAACGGCCTCAGGATAAAGCTCATTGATGTATGCCTCGAAAGAGCTAATGCTGTCAGCGATAAGCTCGTTCGGAGCCTCAGTGTAGGCCGTGAGCTTCTTAGCCTCAAGGGTAACCCTGGCAAATCCAGGATTGGATGCCGTCATAGTGGCACCCTCAGCAGTCCAGTAACAAATAATACCACCGTAAACAGAAGTGGCATTAGTCGTACTGTCAACCGCCGGGAACGGCACGCGGAGGGTATCCATCGGAATGACGCGCGCACGCGGCCTAACGATGGACGTCTCCAGAGCAACCCTCAGCATTTCAGATCTGACGGTCTCAGGAATCAGGAAGCCACCCTCAGAGGGAACCGAGGAAGACCAAGCATTTCTAATCTTGGAAATCTTAGCCTGAGTGGCAGCATCTCTGTTCTGCCCGTGCCAAATGGTCCTAAAGAAGTCCGCGCTGTTCTGGAATTCCTTGTCAAGGCTAGCGCCGAGTGCCCGAGGATTATAGAGCTTATCCTTGTGGTCACGCGCCGTCTGAGCGACTGGCGCAAGGTCAGGCCTGACAAGTCCCTCAGCCTCATTGGACTTGAGGAATTCAGCAAGAGTCTTCTGAACCTCATCACGGACCTGAGCAGCAATCTCCTGGTCCTTCTGCATAACATTTCGCGCATAAGCCTTAACAAGATCAGGCAGAAGCCCCTTGCTAAAGACTGCCCTCATACGCTTACTGTCATGCATAAGCTCCTCAAGCGCGGCGGGGGAATCAGGAATAGTAACCTCATTCTCAACCGCTCCAGTAGAGCCACTATCGTTATAGACAGTACCGATACCCTTAAGGTCAATACCCCTAGCCAGCAATGCACGCTGACTAGCGGCAAGGCTAGTGTTTCGCCTCATCCTCTTCCCTCTCTATTGACAGCGCGGATTGCCGCATCAATCATTGAGAAATCAATGATTGGTTCATCATCCTCAACAACTACATTTTCCACAACGGGATCGGGCAGTGCTGGGGCATTATCTCTGACGTTTTCCATGATGAGCTTAAACTGCTCAGGATCCCATGGAATATCGTCAAGCTCTTGCTTGGCCTCAGTCATCGCATTAGCGAAATCAAAACCACTGAGGTCAAAGTCATCGTCGTCTACAGGAGCGTCATTCACCTTAGTGGGGGCGATAGGCTTAGGCGCATGCAGTGCTGCAATCCTGAGGATATTGCCTAGCTGAGCAACGCGCTTATCACTCATGCGCTTCTTGCCAGGCTTACACTTATCCTCAACCGACTCGTCATCATCGTCACTGGAATTAGGCGACGACTTTACGACGTCAGCAATAGAATCACAGAGTCCGCACTCTTTCATATCATCAGCGGAATACCATGTCTCAGCCTTCATAGCCTTAAGCCAATCGGCCTTTTCGCCACCCGCGCGGTCTGTATAGATGTCAGCGATAGTCTCGGATGTGTCGTCAAGAAGATCGGCCATGACGCGCAAGTCTTCTGCCTGACCAAAAGCCATGCCGCGCGCGTTATGAATCATCATCTTGCTATTTGGCATGGCGATAATCTCATCGCCTGCCATAGCGAGGAAGCTAGCCGCGCTGGCCGCCATGCCGTCAATCTTGACGACAATGCGGTTATCTAGGTCACGAAGGTAATTCAGGATGGCAAGCGCCTCAAAGACTTCACCACCAGGGGAGTTAATGCGAAGGACAATAGTATTACCCTTTTTAACATCCCCTAGCTGACGAATAAAGTCCTGAGCATTGACACCCCAGTAACCAATCTCGCCATAGATAAAGACCTCAGTCTCGGATCCCTTATTCTTGACGTCGAACCAAGAGGAGTGTTCACCATCGGGACTGAACAGTCTGGCAAATTCCTTGCGCGCCTTATCCAGCGTGTCAATGTTACTATCATTGAGCACAACGCCAGGAATAGACTTATTCATCACTCATCACCAACCTGACGCTTGCGCCACACGGCGGAAACAAATCCCCGGCAACGTTGACGACCAAGACAAAGGATATAACCACTCATCGGATAGGATTTAGGAACATCATGCATCAAATCATTGCCTAGCCACTTGCCGTCAATTTCCTTGCAATACCTGCAAGTATTTCTGTCCAGGACTTCATTAGCATAGTAAGCAGCCTGAGGGGCAGCGCGCATAGTATCGTAACGCGCAATATGCTGAGAGCTAGTAAGCGCTCCACCTAGGTGCAAGGTCTGCTGAGCATTGGTTAGATTAGTAAGATGTTCCTCAACCAATTCAGCAACGTCAGCACCGGTACTGACCGGACCCATAACCCTAATTGCCTCACGTCCTGCGGATATCGCTCTCTCGAAAGCCAGGAAGGACGTAACGGCATTTGCCACTGGAGTAACTGCCGCAAGAGTGGGACCGATGGCAGTAATATCCACTCCTTGGTCTGCCGCCTCTTCTGCCACCTGTCCGGCAGCCTCGGTCCCGAGTGCCCTCATGGCGTTGGCCAAGAGGTCGGCAGCGTCCCCGTAGTCCACGGAAAGGCGCGTCAAGGCCTCAAAATCGCCGGAGGATGCCGCTGACAGAACTTGATCAAGGATTTCGGCGTTCCACTTAAGATCCACTTCTCTCCACGCCTCCAGGAGTGCGGAGAGCGCCTCCATCCAGGACGTCTGAACGTTGGCAAGGTTGGGTAGAGCTGGGGAGTCCTCGGCAGCACGGGGTGTCCAGAGAGGTGCCCGGTTGAGTACGGGGGGCATGCCGGCAAGCAGAGCCCGTAGCTCACCATCAGGGTCCGGAGGGGCAGGCAGAGGAAGAGGCTCAGGCTTCTTAAATTCGATGTCCGGAAGACCAAGAGCCTCTAGCGTGCTGGCCGGATCCGCACCTTGCGAGATAAGAGATACGGCAGCACGTACCTTGACGTCAAGCTCTTTATTATCTGCTTCCCGATCCTCAGGAATTGGATTCTCAAAATCAAATTCAAGATCCCCAGTGTCACCAAATAGAGGGAGGAATTGAGTATTAAGCATCGACTTAATGCGCTCAAGGCGGGGATTAACGAGCCATCGAGCGAACGTAACCTGAGCCGCGTCAGCATTGGCACGATTGACGTTCTCTACTGTACCCATCATGGGAAGAGGGAAACGGAAAGCCTCTCGGATGACCTCACGATCGGCCACCCGCAGCTCTGTTAATTGCATATCCTTGTTGGTGTATTTGCGGTCAACCCACTTTGCACCGCGCTCAAGGATAGCAACCCGATGAGCCCTAGATACTCCCTTATGTTGCTCCTGCCAACGCCTAACAAACCTATTAAATTCCTCTTCCTCTAGCTCCTCATCCATAGTGATAATCCCGCCAGGCTCAGCGGAATTCTTAAAGAAGTTGTAATTGTACTCAGAGCGCAACTTGCTACCCTGAATATCAGTCATTACCGACTGAACCGCGCCGATACCACCATAAGGATCTAGTGGATCCGGACGACGAATACGGAGGACTTCATTGAGCTTAAGGGGGATTTTCTCACCGTTTGGACCTTCGTAAAACCATCCAGAAATGAACTTCTTGGGATCCTTAACAGGGAAAAGCTTATCGGGACGACATGTCCAAAGCTCCAGGGGCAGAGTAGGAGCCATCGGATGATAACCGATAATCAGAGGAC